TCAATTGTCCTTCGGTTACTGTATCCCCAACATTAACCATTGATCCCTGAAGATGTGCAAGTACTGATCCTTCTTTATCATTCTCAATTTTGATGTAGTTTCCGTAACCTGATGGATCGTACGCAACTTCGATGATTTTTCCTGCTATAGGGGATATAACGTCAGTGCCGGAAGGAAGCCCATAGTCGAGTCCATTGTGTCCTTTTAGACCAAACTTAGCATAGGAATCTGGGTTCTCACCAAAGCCTTGTGTGAGGTCAAATTCTTGATGAAATGGTTTTGTCATAACTAATTACCTCTTCCTGTATTTGGTGGTCCACCAAAAGGGACACACGGAGGTTTACTACAAAGGCCGTCTGATAGGCCACTTGAAGGTTGATGAAGTCCATCTGATTTTGAAGTCTCCACGTTCGCAGCGGGTGTAGCAGTTGACTCTTCAGTTATTGTTGGCTCTACGGTCACTACACTGTCACTTGGTGTGGGTTCTTGGGAAGGTTGATTTGTTGGAAGTGGTTCAAATGAAATAGTCGGGGTTATTTGTGGAGTGTGATATGCAACAGCAACGCCTGCTGCGAGAAGAAAAGCTATTGTAACTATTAGAGTTATCTTCATTGAAGATATTATATCACATCAATTCTGAGCTGATTGGGTTGATGTTGTTGCCACGGTGATTTATTTAATACTTTCATAAAAAGTGTTAAGTTGGTTGTTTAGAGCTTGTTCAGTAATCTCACTCAATGCTACTCAACCTCGACTTACTTCGATCTTATCTCTCACGAGCAATTATTTAACCCTCAGCCCAGGGTTACACTTAACAAGTGTATTATATCATACCTGAGTTATCTTCTTGAGTAAAAAAAGATGCACAGTGACCATAAATGTTGGGATAAGCGCACTAAAACCTGAGATAATCCGCAGTTGGTCAAGTGTCCCTATATTAAAAATGGTAAAGACACGAAGAATAAAGAGAAAAAAGATATAAATAGATGTCCAGAGAAGGGCTACTCGACCTGATTTCTGAAATGACTTCTCGTGTACTCCCATGTAGAATTCCAGACAAAAGAGGATAAAAATTGAAATAGTTCCTGTTACTTGTGCTATGAGTACGATGTCATTCATCTTGGTTTAATAAATGTAATCACGATGTTTACGATTGTAAAGAATCCTCCAATAGCACCTGACATTAGAGCAGTTGCTAGCTTATTCTGTGCTTGAATAGTTGAAACATCTCTTTGCAAACCTTCAACAGTTCGTGTCAAATCCTTTATTGAAAGGTTTACTTCACCAACCTTTTTATCAACTAAATTATAAACTGATTCATAATCTATGCTTGGCATGTCATTAAAGGTAAACACATACAGCAGTTATAACTGTAGCTCCAACGGCAGATCCAAGCCAATTTATTTGAGTATTCGTTGATTGAGAGGTTTTCGCATTCAAGAAATATGAAGTTTTCGTTGTTACTGAGAGATTTTTTGCTCTACTTAGAAGTGTTCCTCCAGCGATTGACGAGTCATAGAGTCTTAAGGTAAATGCCGTGTCTGTTTCTGAATTATTAGCAGTAGAAAGTGTCCCAAATTGATCCACATCACCTGACGCAGTACGATTAAATGAAGCATTAGCAGCCCATGTAATAAACCATGCACCTATTGGAATACTAATACTAATACTGCCTAAATTATACCAAGTGTTTTGAGTAGGATTAGTTTGATTACGATCAGAAGTATCTGTAGCTGTTACTGTCCATTTGGCAGGATCTAGAGGAAAACCAAAAGGAGCTCGTGCAACTGAATAATAAAATGCCGAAATAACAGTCGTGCCAGTTGACACTAATGTATAATCTGTCCCCCCATAAAGCGTCACTGTTGTATTTGTTGAGAAAGCAATTTTAGTAATGAAAAAGTACTTCACTGTACTCTGTGTTAAACGTATCTTCATTCCTAAAGAAAGTACAGAAGTTAAATCAACACCAGCAAAAACAATCTCAAAAGACGGAGCATCAAGAGTACCGCTGGTTGGAGTAACGGCTGAGTATTGGATATAGTCGCCCGAGGTGGGAGTCTGCCATGTTGCCGCACTTCCCCCTGTTGCTGTCAATACTTGCCCTGTCGTAGGCGCTGTTGCCGCTGAAACATCAACGGTGGTGGTGGCACTTTTGAGGGATTTTGCCATTACGTTATTTGTAGAATCTGTAATTGTTTTATTAGTAAGCGCTTGTGCCGAGGTTAGATCTACTACTTTCGTTGTATCGACTGCACCTGTACTCGGTAGAACAACTGCAGATAATCCATCATAGATTGATTGCGCCCATATAATGTCAGGAGAAAACTCAACTATCGCACCAACAGCATGATCTTGATCCGTTGTCCCTGCAAGTCCTCGGGTTAACGTAACCACCGTCGTGCCAGACGTTCCACTAAACGCAATCACCTCACGCTTATTAGGCGTTTCATTTCCTGCCGTATCTACTCTATCTACGATGAATACACCAGGGAGGTTGGGTATTCCCGTTACATCATTAAATGAAGCGGCGGCCGTCACGCCAGTTAGAAGCCCTGCTGAGAGGGTCTTTTGTAGAAAGTCTTGGGTAGGTACAGCGTATACTCTTGCCATAATTCAAATGCTATCAATTGTTCGGATAGGTAATCAAGTCTACACTCTTTCGAATGAAGCTAGACTATTTTCACCCTGGCTCTTGCCCGTGACTTTCAGATTAAGGAGTTCGAAATTTGAGTTAGGCATAGTCGAGGTAACTTCGACTTGTATCAATCTCCCTATTTTATAAAGCTGTGACCAGCGAGGAAACTCATCACTCCCTGTCACAATACTACCTTTCGTTTCACCCCACATACGTGATCCCCACAGTGTTGATCCCCAGCCTGATTTACCACCTGTGTCTGATCCTGTAATTGAGAATGTCTTAATAACCGATGTCGCACCATTTCTATCCTCCATGAGTACATTCACCGTCGCTGTCCCTGTGATGTTTCTGAGTAATGCGTAAAAGAGTTTGATAACTTTGAGTTGGTTCCACACCCCAAGGGCGTCTTTATTGGTTCTGAGAATCTTACTAATCGTTGTTCCGTTGTCTGAGTTAACACTCGGCTCAAAGGTGTAGACTTGGTTGGTCGTAGTGCCGACGACCCACTTTTCAGTCCCAGTGCCATCTACATATTTCTTCATCTTGGTAATCCCAAAAGGCAACTTCCAGAGTCCTGCAAATGCACCGCGTTCCCTGTCGTACACCATGATTTCTTTACGATTTGGGAACGATAATAGGTATTTATTATCCACATACATGGTACATGCGGTTTTATAGTCGTCGTCATTTAACAACGCTAAGTAAGGTCTTATGCGAGCCGATACTTCATTAGTTCGGATAATAGAGAGAAAGTTAGGCTCGTAGCCCACAACATACATCCCTTTTCGTCCAAAGTAAAACACATCGTTTTCAACCGTTTGAATGGTATCAGGATTTGAACACCCCACAGCTATTGAGACTGGTTGGTATTGTGGGTCAAGGATGACAAAATTACCAATATTAACGGTTGAAAGTGTCACAGCGTATGAAGAGAACTCTTTAAAGACAATAATCTTGTCAGATCCTGGCTGTACGGCAATGCCTGTAATGTCTTGGCCTGAGTCAGGGTCGATATAAATCGAGCCACCACCATCAGCCCAGTTAAATCGAGCCTGATTTGGATAACGGCCTGAAATAAGAAGTTTCGTGGGATCGGATTGATCCACCATTAACAGCCTATCGTTAAACTTGGTAATAAACTGCGACTTTACCCCGCCTGTCGTATTAGCAAGTGGCGGGAAGATAGTATCAGACTGTGGATCACCGATATCGATATAGACAGTGGTTGAAGCACCGACGGCTGCAATGAAGGTTTCATCTCCTGGTAGTCCTCGATAGATTTGGTAACCTGCAAGCGTTGCCGCACTTGGGGCTGACCAGCGGACATTAACCTGTGTCTTTGAGAGGTCTTGTGGGAGACCTGGGAGTAGTATGTTCGTTGATGGCGTTGTTTCGCCACCATTTGCTCCCAAGGTGGTCACTTTCCAAGACCACGTAAACGTTCCCGACCCGCCTGAGAAGTTTGTTGCGGTGAGTCCTGTTGGTGCGGATATGGTGGCGAAGACTGCGAGATTGATGCCGTTGTAGGCGGTTAAAGGCACGTTTTTGGAGACAAAATAGGTCTTACCTCCAAGTTGTTCAGCTCTAACAATTGAGCCTGAAGGATAGGACTGTCCTGTGAGGACAGTTGAACCAGTACCATTCTTCTTAGCTAAGAATCCCTCATCTGAAAGGGCAATGAGTTCATTGGTAAGTGAGGCAGTATTGTTATACGTTCCAAAACCATTAATCGCACCTGTTGCATTAACAGTGAAATATGTTGACGTTCCCCAACGACCAGTTGGCACACCACTCCCTATAAGCATAATGTTGTCAGCCTGAGCAAGTTCATCATGCCCTAACTCTGTAGGACGCAGCAGAAGATTTAATCCTTTACGAAAAGTATTCCAATCAGCATTAATATCTTTCCGTTTCTTAAACGGCGGGGGATTTACATTGTAGATAGGCATAAAAGTATTATGCGAAAGAGAGGGATAGGTTTACAACTCACTCGCCGATGCGGTAGCGTTGCAGTTTGGGGATCGTATTCACGCCTCCGGTAGGTTTACGGTCTTCTCTCCCTGTCATGTTCACAAGGATTCTCCCAGCATTGGCTTCAACAATGGGGAATCTCTCATCAGTTCGAGACTGTAACACGTAGGACTTAATCTTCTCAACCACATACAGATCATCAGGCAATTCACAGACGTCGGTTAACGTCAACAGTCCTGAAGGGTAACGCTGATAGTCAATTGACAGTGTAGCGTTAGCGGTAAGTCTATTAAACACCGCAGTAAAACCTTCTGAGGGATTACCTAACACATAACAATACTTATCATCAACGTTTTTAGCATATCTATCTTCAGGTTTAATCTGCACATACTGTTGAAAGATTCCTCCCCCTAAATCAGTGACAGGTGCGGTGTTAAACTCTCTAAAGTTACTAGCTAAAGTGACTGAGGCGAGGGTTGCAAATTGTGTCCCCCCACTGGTTGAAACAATCTGAGTTTTATTAAAGGCTGCAAACTTGTTGGTCGAGGCAGCTTCGAGAACCGCTTGGTTGGCATAGTTCGCGCGAGTTGTTAAATCACTGCCTGTCGGAGTAGTTGAAGCATCAAGGTCAAGATAGGCTTGTGCGTCTAAAAGTATGGAGAGCAAATTTCGTTGTGCCATAAAGCCATGGTAAATGACTGGGGGATAGGTTTACAAGTTGCTATGCCATTAGTTAGCAATCCACGTCCAGCCAGAGACCGTGGTCGTTGTGAATGCAATCGTCCCTCCTGGGTCAAGAACAATGCCGTTTCCTCCAAGAGTGATAGTGGCGTTATGGTTCGCTGTGGAAACTCCATTTACCACAATGGCCGCAGGAGCAGTGGTACCATTTCTTGCGAAAACTTGAATTCTATATCCTGTGGTATTTGTAACTACTGTACCAGCGGTAGGAACTCCAGGTGTCGTCACGGCACCCTTCGGATTTATACCAGAATTATCAGTGATTCTATAACGAGAAGCTGTGGCGGGAATATTAGTGGTTAAGTTATTTGTAAGTGCCGTAGTATTACCTGAACAATTATTCCCTTCTATTTCAAGAGCACCATAAGCTGCAGCTCCAGCGTTGAGTAAAATACCGACAGTATTAACACCAAAACCACCACTTGTTCCTATAATACAACCGTGAATCTGGAAAATGGAAGCGGCTGCTGTTGTATGAGGTGTCAAGTTTAAGCCGTTTGTCCAGCCAGCTACCTTGCAATCACTAATTAACAGATCAGCCGCACCAGTGATGAGAAACCCGTTTGTTGTACCAGTCGTGCCAAAGGTATTAAAGACATTACATTTCACAAAATCAATACCTTGCGCTCCTGCTGCAACGGTAGTACTGACTTCAACAGCCGACAAGCCTGCTGTGGTAGCACTTGTCGTAAACGTACAATTAACAAACATTGACCGAACCGTTGCGCCAGCACCCGATATCTTCAGACATGAACCATTGGAGTTATCAAAGTAGGTATTAGTCACTTGCACTGAAGCAACAACAGTTGCAACGATTGGATTAATAAGTAAGTTATTATTTGCACCAATAAAATCACTATCATCAATCTGCACAGCACCAGCCTTTTGTATATTCATACAGGAAAGCGCTGTTTGTCCTGAAGTGCCCCACTGTCCCTGGATATTAACTCCGATAAACGTAGGACTCGCACCATTACTGTTAATAATAACTCCATGATTAGTAAAGCCTTGAATAACACAGTTATCAATTGAGGTTGAATTCGCAGCGTTCGCACCTGTAAAGTCGATACCATTAAACCACGTCCCTCCATTACCCTGAATACCAACATTAAAGAAGTTAACTCCTACATTGTTCCCTACTGCGACTACCGCTCCTGATGTTTGATTCGTTGCAGCAGTAAAGGTCAGATCTCGAAACTGGGTATACCAATAATTATCAGTAAGCGTAAGAAAACCAACAACTGAGGTTATCATTTGTAGCTCAGTAAAGGCAGTAGCAGGAGAACCAGCCCTGTTAGCACCGACTCCCTGGAAAATATAAGACTTCGTACCAACAGTTACCGCACCATTAAACTGATAGATTCCTGCTGGAAAGAAGATGACCGAACCATTTGCAGCGGTTCCCGAAGCTCCTACTAGAGTTGTTAATGCTGCTGAGTTCTGTGCTCCTGTATTACTCGTTGCGATGCCTTGCGTTGTCACATCAATATAGCCAGGTAAGCCACCCAGAGGATGAGAAACGCCACTAGAGTCCTTAAATTTTGGTGAGCCAGCGGTACTATCTTGATAAATTGATGCACCACCACTTGCGGGGGTTGTAGTAGCTGCTGCTGTTTGTCCTGGTAATATGATTGCTGCCGATGCTGCCATAGTTATCGCACTCCTTGTAAAAGCCCATTAACTGTTAAATCTCCATTTGCCGCCTGCATATCTAAATCAACCGAATATAAGACTTGTGTATTTGCGTCTACAGTAAATCCTGCTGTAGGTCGTTGAGGTACGCCACTTCCTGTACCTATATCGGTTGTACTGACAACAGGAGCAATGATAGTTCCAGTATATTGTGAATCCAGATAGGCTTGCACGTCTGCTTGACTATTACCACTCATATAGTATGTTGCAGTAACATCTGGGAAATTACTATCTGTCAAAACTACTTTGTAAGTTGGCATATATATATGATAACCATTTATATGGTAGGTTTACAACGTTATCTCTGTTTGATCCTTGAGTGTAAACGTTGGTGTGCCTGTTGTATTTGTAGTAACGAGTCGAACATTATGTCCTGGAGGAACTAAATAACTCAATTGTGCTGTAGTTATACTATTCCCACCAACACCAAGTATTCCAGTTACATTAAATTGATTTCTTCCTGAACTTCTCACTGTAGTAGGTGTCGCAGCTGTATCACTTCTTAATTCTACGAGTCCATCTTCACTATCACCTGAGTTTATTTCAACAGAATAAATACAAAATACAGGACGGCCAGTATCGGGAGTGAAATTCGTATTTAGAGTTCTGGCCGGAGTATTAACAGTAAAATTAGCATGTAAGTTATTTCCATTAAATTGAATTGCCATTATGTTTCCTCCATCGTAAAGATAGTCGTATTTGTTGCACCCTCACGAATTGCAGTCATAGTCGCGGTTGGAACAAAGGGATTAGTGAATGTGACAGATTCCCCTGAGGCAAGCCTAAAACCTGTTGTTGCTGTTACTCCCGCCACACCTATTCTTACATTAGCTGCACCAGTATTTTGGATAATCATTGCAGTTCGATTTACATTAGCATTTAAAATAGCGATAGCAGTCCCTGTAACAGTAGTTTCCACACCATTAGCAAGTGCTCCAATAGATTGAGCTATTTCCATTCGACCTTTATCATCGACAGCAAAGGGTGAGTAATCCATGTTAGTCGATGTTAGGGTAGCGAGGCTCGCAAAATCATTGCGTACTCCTAAAATGAATTGGCCAAAGTCGGCAGTTGTGTGTGCTGAATCCTCAGCCCTGGCCGTTAACATTCCTGCAACAGTTGCAAAGACGTTCCAGACTCCTCCTTGATTAGCGATAACGGTGAGTGAAGGCAAGCTTGAGATAGCAACTGGCTGGGCGTTTAGTATTGTTGCCATCACAAACCACGGAGGAATACCTTGTAATGCAGTAACCGTCAGAGAAGGAAAGCTGGTGATAGCAGCGCTTAGAACATTTCCTATAGTTGCCGTTACGTTCCACGCCCCTGATTGGCTGACTGGAACGGTATTAGTGACTGAGACGCCATTTGGGACACTTGCGTTGACTGTCCAATTGCCACCTTGATTAGATAAGACTGTCAAGGAAGGAAAGGTTGTTAAATACGTTGGTATTGGATTACCTGCATCGTTTTTAATCTCTACCTCACCTGGAAGAGAAACAAGCGCTGTGAGATTGCCATAGACTGTTGCATTAATACTCCATATCCCCGATTGCCTGGCATCGATACTCCCATCAACTGTAGCATTGACATTCCATAGTCCACTTTGGGTAACTGGCACTTGTGACTGGTCGATTGCTAAAACAACAGGGAGGGAGTTAGCCATAGATTGTTGACCTAGACTAACTGTAGCTCCTGCAACTTTTGTTAAGTTAACATCAGTTAGTGTTGTTGCAGTCCCAAAGTTTCCGTAGACCGTGGCGTTAATAAACCAGTTGCCAAATTGCGACGATTGAATTGGGTTTGGGATTGAGGCATTTACTATCCAAGGGCCTGATTGATTCACATACCACAACCCAGCTTGTGTAGCATCAATAGAACCGAGCACTGAGACGGTAGCGCCAACTGCTTGTCCTGTTGCGGGATCGATATTAACTACTCGTTTAAAGCCTGCTCCTGTTGAAAGACCACCGACACGACCATGTTCAGCCATCTCGACAACTGAGCCGTCTCGTATATTGATACGCCCAAAAATTAACTGGTATAAATCCTCAATGTCAGCCACGTATAAACTTCTCCTTCTCTTGCTCTATCTTTCGTTGCTCCATAGACAAATACGCGT